TAGATGGTGTTATGAATGGTTTTTATGACTGGCACAAAGAAAAAGGATATATAACATTAAAGCGTGACGACTTTGAAGAATACCTTAATAGCTTGAAAAAATGATTTATAACAGTTAGTGTAATAACTGCCGATAGGTTGTTATTAATACTTGTTAGCATTTGTACGGATTATTAAACTTAAAAACTAAATAGAATGGAAAACGGAAAACAACCAATTAACCCTCAAGAATTTACAAAGGTAGGAGAGGGTATTAATGATTATGAACCTAAAAAAGGAAACACAATAACTGGTCATGAGAAAAAATATTCAGGACTTACAAAGAGAGAGTATTTTGCTGTTACCTTAATGCAGGGACTTTGTTCGGGGAGAACAGAACATGAACAACCAGGAGCTGACGCAAAATACGCTGTTGAATTAGCAGATAGTTTATTAAAAGAATTAGAAAAGTAGTATTAATGCTAACGTTGAAAGTAATAACTGTGAAGCGTAGCGTAGTTGTTTATTATATACGTGTTATAAATTTTAAAAACAAACGAAATGAAAAAAGATAGTAAGAATAAGTTTAAGGAGTGGTTTAAAAACCAAACAGAAGAAGATTTAAAGGAAGTAGCCTTAATGTTGAACCATGAGTTTAATAAAAGAGGTTATAAATATTACTTACAAAAGCCATGCGATAACGTAGAGGAAGATGAAGGAGTTATATCTACTAAAACGCATAGCGTATCTAAAATGTCTAGACACATGACAGAAAGGTTTACACATGACTTAGATAGCGGAAGCGGTATTTGGTGCTAATTATTATTTACAACGATACAGCTAAACAATGTTATTAACGATTTAAAGGAAAATGAAAATGGACGCAAAAGAGTTTTTAAAACAATTAGGAATTAATAATAGGGTTATAAACAGTGATGATTTATCTGAGTATTGGAAAACAACGTCTGAATTAATGGAAGAGTACCTCTATAAACAAGTTAATAATGTTGTTTTAGATGGTGTTATGAATGGTTTTTATGACTGGCACAAAGAAAAAGGATATATAACATTAAAGCGTGACGACTTTGAAGAATACCTTAATAGCTTGAAAAAATGATTTATAACATTGAAATAATAAACTACCCTTTTTAGGGTTGTTATTATAGAATGTTAAAACACGTTTTAATGTGTTTATTTTTAACAACAAAAAAAAGGGTATAACAATCAAGTTATACCCCTCGTTACTCTCGTAACTATCCACTATAAGCCAAAGTTTTTATGAACCAAAAGAAACAGTACCATTACTGTTAGTTTCAATTGTTCCTACAAATTCTCTTACTATTTGAGCTTGTTTACCAGCAAATGTAACGGTATAACCGTTTTGCCCTTGTAACTCACCCTCTAATACTTCGTTAGCGATTGCATCAACTGATGCATCTTTACCCATAACCTCATCAAATCCTAAAACAAAAGCTTTATTATCTGCTGTTTCTTTGTTATAAGTTTCAAAGATTACCACTAAACCACAAGACTCAACATATTCGTTAATCCCAAAAGCTTTAGTCTTTTCCATTTTAGGACAAAACACCTCTAAAGTAGTTTCGTATGCTATAGAACCGTTCTCTCTTGATCCTTCACTAGAATAAGATTTACCCTCTAATTCTCCTTCAATTTCGTAAAATTTATCATCTGTAGTAGATAAAGTAACCGCTGTGTAAGCGTATTCTCCAGCAACCGTAGAAGCTGTAAAGCTAGTTATATCATCTTTATTGATAACATAAACAGACTTTATACCACCTCGTCTATTCTCATCAGCACAAGCTAATAGAATATCTGTTGTAATTTCTGCCATTTTTATATAATATTATAAGTTAAAAAATACCCCCCACTAAGGAGGGGCTTTTATTTCTTAGAAGTAGAAAGAGATTAATTCTCCAAAAACAAACTGAGTACCCATTTTGTACTTAGCAATAATTTTTAGTAATTCATCATCATCATCATTACTTCTGAATTTCAATTGAGCAGATGGATCATTAACATCAGTACCTAATACTAGGTTATCGTTAACAGTATAAACCATCATGTTAGCACCAATATCAGCACCTAAACCACCTGAGTTAGGGTTAGCAGCATCAGCTAATTGAGTATCCCATCCAGTAATTTCTACAACTGGAATACCTCTAAAAGTCAAAGACTGACCCTCTTTCAACATAGCTAATCCTAAAGCGTTTCCTGTTCCTAACTGCTCGAAAGTAGTCATTAAGTTATCAACTATTGTAGATGTAACTCTAAAAGATTTAGACGCATTTGGCATTTGTCTTAATACTTTAGTTTGGTTTTGGTATGCAGATTTCATAAGCTCATAAGCTCCATCAGCAACTAAAACACCGTCAGTACCTTCAACGTTAGCGATTGCAGTCATTTCAACATACTGACCTAATTGAGCTGAATCAGTTACAAAGTGCTGGATAAGTCCATCAAATTGGTTATAATCAGCAGATGCAGCAGATGAAGCAGCAAACCATGCTAATCTTCCGTTATCATCAGAAATACCCTCAGCAACTCTCTTTCTAGCGATTTCACCAACTACAGTAGGCAGTAAGTCATCAATAGCAGTACCAGCACCGTAAAACTCTTCAAAGATAGTACCATAAAATGCATCTCCACACTCCTCAAGGTTTACCTTTAATTTAGATACTTCTAAAGTTCTATCAGAAACATCAGTAACACCACCTGTAGCAGAAAAACCACAAGTAGAATAAGATCGTACAATCTTAGTTAAAGTTGAGTTAAGGTACATATTAGCCTTAACTTTAATGTTTGGAATTACTCTAATTCCTTGTAAGTCATCCGAACCTTCTTGTGGAGCGAATAAAATCTCTGTAAATTCCTTTCCGCTATACGTACTAGAAATTGATTGTGTAATAAAATTTGCCATTCTTTTTTAAATAATTTAGTTTCTAGTGCATTGATTTTAACACGTTGATGATAGCACTACCCAACTCATCTACGATAACTTCTTTCTTAATTTCCTCAGTAACATCAGCTTTAGCCTCTGATACATCTCTGCTAGCTTTAGCTTTCTCTACTTCTTTCTTAGCTAACTCAACCTCATCGGCTTTAGCTAAAACCTCAGCTTTCTCAGCTTCTAACTTTGCTTCTAGTTCTAACTTTTCAGCTTTAACTAATTCTAACTCTTCTGATAATTCAGCTTTAATACTAGCCGATAATTCAGCTTTTAAAGCGTCAATATCAAGAGCATCTTTTGGCTCTGCAACCTCTTTAGATACTTCTTTAGCACCCTCATTAGAGATTAGAGCTTTTAACTTGTCTAAAATAGACTCATTTTTCTCTGACATATTCACGTTATTTAATTGATTTACATAATTGGATGGAGTGTTTTTATACCCCATTTTAGCTAAGTCTTTAGCACTTGCAAAAGCTGCTATTTTCTTACCTTCTTTAACTTCGCTAACAAAACCTAATTCCAAAGCCTCCTCTGAAAATATCCAAGTTTCATCGCTCATCATCTTTTGAACTCTTTCTAAATCTAAACCAGTAGCATTAGAGTAAATCTTAGCAATCTTTAAATTTAAAGAGTCCATTAACTTAGCATCTTTCTCAAGTTCTTTCTGATAGTCTCTAATCTCGTCACTATTCATACCTTGCATACTAATTACAGGCATCCAAGCGTTATGTATCATTATTACACTATTCTCAGTCATTGTTGGTAAAGTATCACCAGCAAGAGCTAAAACAGATGCAGCAGATGCCGCAACACCTACTATTTTAACATTTACATTTAGATTAGATGTTTTTAGATAGTCATAAATTGCAAAGGCTTCAAATACAGAACCACCACCGCTATTTATAGTTAACTCAATGTTTTTTGATCCATTGCTTTGTACCTCTTCTATGAAGTCTTTAGCATTAACACCAAACGAGCCTATCTCCTCATCAATAGAGATTGAAAGATTATTAATAGAATTTTTTACGTTATACCATTTCATCTATGCAATGATTACAATAATCTGTTTAACATAATGTTTAAGTAATGAACAAAAAAAAGGGTAACCGTTAAGCTACCCCAATTAAACTACCTCCTTAAAATAGTTATCTATCTCTTATTATTCTCCTGATGTGATTTACTGATAAATCATACTTTACAGATAGGTTATAATATATATCCATGTTTTTAGCTAATGGAATATTATACATCTTATCAAAGTCATTAATTACCGCTATATCTCTTATAGCTGTTTCATTAATTAAACCCTTGTCTAGTAGTATTGTTATTGCGTGTCTACTATCTAAAGCCTTATCTATTACAGAGTACAAAGTATGTGTTAATACATCTCCCAACTCCTTAATCTCTGATTCCAATAACCTATCACTCTTTTTTTGCATTTTCCACATTTACCGTCAAATTTTGGATCTATATTATCTTTAAACATTTGGAATAAATAATCTAAGCTTATTGAATCAGGTCGCATTTTACCTAGCACCTTTTTAATAGCTTCTTTTATATTATCTCTTTCCTCCTGGGTTATGTTGTTTAAATTCTCGTTTACGTCAAAGTCTACCATAATTCTCTAGGGCATTTTTCATCCTCCCATATTATTTTATCATTAATAGCACATTTACAGATACCGCACTGAGGTATATTTTTCTTTTTAAATATTAGTAAAAATGTAAAGTCTTTCCTGTATTTAGTGCATGACTTACAAGTATCTAATCTTTGTTGTTTTGATTTGCTATCTAGTATGTCACTAGTGTAGTTTTTAGCTTTGCCGAATAGTTTAGTTAGTAGCATAAAACAAATATAACCATTTATTAAATAAAATAGAGTATATTAGCAACACTTTTGCGAGTAGTATTGTTTAGTAGATAGGTTATAAGGAGGGTTTAAAACACCCTCCTTTTTTATTTACCCAAATGTAGCCTCACTTTGAATGTTATTAACTCTATTAGCTTGTGTAGTTGTTTCTGTAGCAACATTTACAACTTGAATAGAACCAATACTACTAATAACAGCGGAGCTTATTTCATCTCTAAGACCGTTAATATCTAAATTACCACCACCACTAGAAAAACCACCATTAGCAAATCCAGCACCTAAATACGGTTGTGGTCTATTGTTTCTCATTGATTCTAAAGCACCAACTAATCTACTACCACCGTTAGACTCTAATACGTTCTTAGGTACAACATACTCACCCTCATGAACTACACCAGCTTGTCTAAACCCTGTAGCATCAGGAGAACCAACTCCACCTCCTGTATATCCACCCTCAGCAAATGATTGACTAGCGACAATACCAGCTTGAACAGCACTTTTAGCAATAGCAATACCAGTTAAAACACTAGATTGTGTTAACCCAGCACCACCAAAAGTAACAGCGTTTAATGGGTTAGCCGCTGCAGCCGCTTGAATACTAGCAATTTCAGTAGCTAATGCTATAGCAATATTAGCTAACTCTAGCTTTTTTTTCTGTTTAAAAGCTTTCTTTTCTATCTCTAGTTTTTTAGACTCAAACTCCTCCTGAGTTATTAAACCGTTTTCTAATTTAGCGTCTAAGTTAGAAAGTTCTATATCCTTTTCTCTTTCTGCTTTCCTACCAGCTACATCAACTAAAGCAGTAGCAGCAGCGTTAGCAACCTCTATACCCCCTTTTATTAGTTCTTGCTTAATTATAGCTTTTTGCTTTTCGTTATCCTCCTCTAGTTTTTGTTTGTCTAAAAGTGACTTTCCAAAAGCTTCTACATCCTGATCTAATAGTTTTTGGTTAAGGTCAAAACTTTCTTGATAACCTTCATCTATAAAGTCAAAAAACGCTTGTTGAGATTCTTCTTTACCTTTATTAATGTCTACAAAATTCTCCTCAAACTTTTCGTTATCATCATCAAGATCCTCTAACTCCTCAGCTATAAACTTAAATGATTTACCTAGTTCTTTATTAGCATTAGCAGCATTCAAGGCAGCAGCAGCAGCAGCTTTATCAGCATCAGTGGATTTTTCAGTAGTTATTCCTAACTCCTCCTCTAATTTTATTCTTTCACTTATTAAAACTTCTGATTTTTTCTTTTCATCATTTAGCTCTTGTTCTGCTAAAAACGCTTTTGATATTAATGCGTTAAGGTTTTCAGAGAAAATAGATGCAGTTTTCTCTGCTTTAGATAGTGCGTTAATAGCTTGAGCCCTTTGAACTGTACTTTTGTTAAAATCAGTATAAATAGCTTGTCTTTTTTCTTCACTTTTTATAAAGTTATCTACGGCATCTTGTGTTGTTAAAAGCCTGCTAAGCTCGCCTTTTCTAGCTCTTTCTATAGATTTAGCTCCTTTAGCTTTTCGCTCGTCTAATCTTTTTTCTAGCTCTATTAAAGCTTCCCTGTTTGCTATTTTTTTATCGGTTGTTTTCTCCGCTTGTGCGTCTATTTCATCTGTTTTTCTTTGTATTATTATTTTATTAACCAATTGGTCATTAACCGTTTTAAGTCTTTTAGCTAAAGTTTCATTCTTTAAGTTCTCTTGATCTAAGCCTTTTAGGAAATCAGGGCTAATAGCGTTTAACTCATTGATTAACTTTTTTCTATCTTCAGTACCTTCGTTAAGGGATGTTATCCTACCAACTAAAACGCTAATAGTAGCCCTTTGCTCCTCCATAGCATCAGATTGCTCATAAACATTTTTAGTTAATCCACTAATCCCACTAACTAAATCAGTTGTAAACTGTACAATATCCCTTAATGAATCAGTTTCAGAAAAGTTAAGTATTAAACCCTCCCATGCTGAGCTTAGACGTTTTAAATCACCATCTAAAGTATCACCTACTATTCTAGCCATTGCAGAAGCAGCACCTCCAGCGTTTTCTAAAGACTTTGCAAATGCATTAGCTTTATCCTCATTTTTAGCAAGTGTTAAACCAACTGCCGCACCTCTTTTCCCGAATAAATCTAAAGCTTTTGTAGCTGGGTCTGTACTTTCTCTAACTTGTCTAAAAGCCTCAGTTACTGATATACCAGCTTTCTGAGTATCTAAAAGTATATTTCTCAATGCCGTTCCAGCTGTACTCGCATCAAAACCAGCATCAGTTAAGATACCTAAACTAGCCGTAGTTTGCTCAATACTAAAACCAACAGCAGCAGCAACAGGAGCTACCGAACTCATAGCAGTTTCAAACTTATTAATATCTAAAGCAGAGCTAGTAAAAGATTTAGCCATTATATCCACTACTTTCTGAGTGTCTTTAGCTGTTAATCCAAAACCTTTAATAGTAGATGCAGCAACTTTAGCAGATTGTGCTAAGTCTGAACCCGTAGCGGTTGCTAATTCTAATGTAGCTTCTGAAGCGTCTAGTATCTCTTGAGTTGTAAAACCTAATTTAGCATACTCCTCTTGTAATTGCCCTACTTGACTAGCTGTAAATTGAGTAGTAGACCCTAAGTCTTTAGCGGATGCTTGTAAAGCTTGAAACTCTTCATTAGTAGCTCCTGTAATAGCTTTGACTTTTGCCATTTGTTGCTCAAAATCTTTAATAGTATTTACACCATCACTTACAACTTGAAACAACTTTTGAGCCGCAAACAAACCAACAAAAGCAGCACCTACAGAAGTCCCTAACTTACTAAAGCTCTTTCCTAGTTTTTTAGTAAAACTATCAAGTCCTAGCATCTGCTGTCTAGTCTTTAAAAGTTCTGTTCTAGTACCTTTAAGTTTTAAATTAATTTGAGCCATGCTTTTAGCATATTGGTCTCTAGTTATCTTACCGTTTTTTAATTGGTCGTTAACTCTTTTACGGGCTTTAGTTAAAGTATTTAAAGACTTTTCTAAACCCTCTAGTTTCTTTTTTTGATCTGCTGTACCTTGTACGTCTATCTTAATTGCTACTACCTTATCTGCCATGACTTATCTATAAACTGGTTCTATTAATCCTGTTACTGGGTTTTCTATATAAACCTCTATTAAATTACTTCCGTCCTCTACGTATATTGGTTGTAGTGGTGCTGGTGTGTTACCATTATCCTCGTTATCACTATTATTACCTTCTTGTGAGCCATCAATAGCTACACTGCCTAAGTTCTCAAACTTAAATAAACTAACCTTTGTTAATCCATCGCTTAATGGGTTATAGTCAATTACTTGCTCTATTAAGTAGTAACCGCTAACCTTACTCGGTCTATCAATATACACTAACTTTCTAAAGTCTAAATTGTCTATATCTGTACTAGTTAAATTCAAATAAGCAACTAACCTACCTCCCTCCTCAATGTTTTTAAACATCTTAGAATAATAGGTAGAAAACAAACCATCAGTACCCGTAAAACTTAAGTTAATATCACTAGTAGTATTGTTATAAGTTTCAAAAATACCATAAGGAATTATAGAAGTAGTATTATTAAATATGCTAATCTCTCTACCAGTTTGCACACCGTTATTAAATAGGTAAATTTTAGGATTGTAGTCAGTTATCCTTTTAGTAGGTATATTACCACCTACTAAATACTCATCCCATATCTTTAAAGTAACAGCCCCTAAATTAGCATTAAAAGAAGTTCCTGTTATTGGTGTAACTTCATACGCATTATGAGCATAACTAGCACTAAATAAACCTAACTCAACTGTATTTGTACCTTCTGCAAAACGATCAGGTAAAACATAGTTATATCTAGCGTATGTCCTTTTATTTAAGTCTTGCCATCCCTTTAGCCATTCATCATTATTTAAGTCTTTATACTTAAACTCTATATTTCTTTTATAGCTACTTATGTAGTCTACTTCATAACCTTTTCCTATATCTAACTTATTAGTCCAATCTAAAGCACTTGTTTTGCTTTGAAAAAAAGTATCTCTAGGCTCTAAGTATATTGTTTTAGTCTTTACATCAGTCCAATAGTAAATATTAAACATTCTAGTAAAGTCATTAATAACATCTAGTAAAGTAATACCGTTTGGTATGATTTCATTAAGAGAGTATAAATCTCCATCAGCCATTTCGGTTTTTCTTTGAGCATGAAAAAAAGTACCGCTAAGAATATCACCAGCTCCACTCCCAAACGTAAAAGGAAAATAACTACAAAAAACAGATGCTTTTTGACCTGTTGTCATAGAAACAGTTAACCTAGCCGTAGATGTTTCATTAGATGTAGTTGAAACAGAAATTAATTCATTATCAGCTACAACAGTATCTACTCCAAAAGTATTACCAGTACCTACACATATTGCAGCATTTAATGTTACTCCAGTTCTAGTTTCAAGCCAATTACCAGTATTAATACTAACATCAAAAATATAAGTACCATCTGATGGAGCTGTATATGTTCCGTCTGAATTATTATAATTATTGTTTACATCCTCGTTAGGTGGTGTAGAGTCATCAGCAAAATAAACTTGTGTCCTAGCGTTAAAAGATGCAGCCATAGTAGAACTAGATGTAGACTCTGCTCTAGTTATACTTTCATTAAGTGTATCATCATTAATTGTAAAATTAGGGTTTAAATCACAAACTAATCTTTTTACATTAACATCATTTAAAAAACTACTTTCAATATTCCAACCTAAACTATTTAACCCTTTTCTTATTAATGATCTTAAATAAAACACAGGATAAAAATCTCTAACTTCGGCATTTTGCCCATCCTCATTACCACCTCTACTAATATAAGGGTATGCATGATTGTAAGTATCTGAGTTTAGACCGTTAGCTGTATTTATTCCTAATTCGTTATAAACTTGAGAGTTGTTAGCGTACGTAATACTGTTTAACTTTAACTCACTAGCACCCTTTACCCAATCAATGTTATTACCAAAGAAAACTAACTCATAACTATCTAACTCAAATCCGTCAAATACTTTACCTACTTGAATAAAGCCTTTATCTATTTGTGTACCACTTACTATTATAACACAAGGTTTACGGTTTAAAGCATCTCTATAATCCTTTCTACTGTTGATGTTATCTACATTACTTAATAGATTAGCATTGTTTTTAGTATTAGGTACTTTAAAAGTCTTTGAAAATGTACCAGTACGAGCTTTTAAATTATCTAGGTTTACAATACCCTTAGTAAGTACTAAAGGAAAGTCAGTAAAGCTAGTTAAGTCTAAATCACCTAATACAGTGTTACTAGTATCTAATATTCTAATTACTACGTCATTCATCCTCTTAAACCTCTTTCGTTATTAGCTAAACTAAAATTTAAAATAAATTGTATAGGCATATTATGCTCATTAACTTTTACACCACTACCATCATCAATAATGATACTAAAGTAACTACTACCTACCTCAATCCATGCCATGTTATTAGTTAACATACTTTGCGCAAAAGCTAGGGTATCTCTACCAATTGTTTTAGAATAAGCCGTAAAGTTTTTAACCTTTGTATTTCTTACAATAGCATTACCATAATCACTAGAACTATAAGTACTACTTAACGCTTTTTGGTATCTAGTAGATTTGTTTGTATATCCCTCAATCTGATTACCTTTTAGCGTTATACTATCTTGTTTACCAAACTTATTAACGAAATGTACTCTTAAATCTGTTGGGCATCCTTCAATTATATTATATCTTCTTAATTCTGACCTATCACCATCATCATTAATTAACCTAATTGTATAGTATGCAACATTGGTTAAACTAATACCAGCGTTAATAAGGTTTTGAGTACCTACAGGAGCGTCTAAATAAGGGTCAGTTAATGAATTTACGTTAACCTGATTCCATTGCGTTACATCTATTAAATCAGTGTTTAATAAAGCGTTAACACTATTGTATGTTAATACCTCTATTTTATAGTTCTTAACACCTCCACTAGATACAGCATAAGCCATACCTAAGAACTCATTTTGATTAAGTTCTATAGTTTTTGGGTTAGTACCCTCAGTAAGGAATATCTTATCATCTGAAACCATTGAGTAATCAGACAAATTAAAACTATTAAGGCTAAAATGACTCTCACTCCAATTGAAAGCAGCAAAAGTAGAACTTTGGTAATTGAAATTAGTATTACTTGCATCTGCTGGATCGTAGTTAGTTTCTAATAGCTTAGTTGTTGGGTTTTCAGTAACCTCATAAGCCTTTATTTTAAACTGTAAGTTATCAGTATCATTTATAACTGCACTAGCTCCTAAAGTCTTTAAAATAAAACTAAGGTTAGCACTTAATATATCAGATACGTCAAAAGTAAACTCATTAGTAGTAGTTAAATTAGGTTGTATGCTTGTTGCTGACTTTCTAATACTTGTAACACTACCATCATAAGATACTACCGTTTCAATTATTAAGTGAACTATATCAGCGTTATTACTATTTAACTGAAACATTACAGGACTATAAGCTAGTACTGGAGATGTTGGAGCTGTTATTAAAGTTATTGCCATTACTTATTATCTTTATTATAGTCTTGAACTATATCAGTTACTATATCATCTACATTTCTAAACACTTCTTTAGCTAAAGCGTCTACTATTGGGTTTATCTCATTAAGTATTACAAAGTCTATAAAACCAGCCCTACGACCGTTATTACTAAACTTAAAACTACCTTGAGTTGGTGAGCCCTCTTTAAATATACTCATCTGAATAGCAAAGGCTAAGTTTTTTATGTCCTTATCTCCACTTGCTATTCCTTTACGCTCTATCCAATCTACTAAAACACTTATAGGTACTTTCTTTGATCCTGGCTTTCTACCATCATTAACATATCTTGAGTAGTCTTGCATTAGTATCTCAATAACTACATTGTCAGGTAACTGCATAGTTCTACCCTCTATTGTGCTAATTAACTCACCACTAGCTTTATGACCTTGCCCGATTAACTCAGTTTGCAAAGCCTTAATTATCATATTTTCTACCTTAGAAAAGTCTAGCATTAATAGTTAAATGTACCAGTTAAACAGTTTGAGTCTAATTCTATTGTTATTGAGTATTTAGATGCCACTAACTTATCATTGTGTACATCATGAGCCATAAAACCGCCTATTGTGTTAAACTCTACGATACTAAATCCATTAGATCCTGATATATTTCTTTTAATTACCTCAGCTATATATTTATCTAGGATTGCATCTACCTCAGCTTGGCTTTTTTGCATCGTCTTAACCGCTTGTACATCTCTATTTCGCAAATTATAGCAAAAGATATCAAAGGTAAAACGCTTATTATTCGGTAAAAAAGAATTATTAATATCACCTCGTATAGTATTAGGAGTAGAGTTTACTAGAATTAATGGATAACCTTTAGCATTTTGAGTACCATTTACAGCACTAACTCGGTTATAAAGAAAATAGCTAACATCATCAAAGGCATTAGCTATTATCTGTAATTCGTCTATTATATTACTGTAATCAGCCATAGTTTAAATATACTAAAATAATTTAGATTGATTCTAAATAAGGACTTACTTAGTAGTTTATTTCTTTAAATCTACCGTTCAATGTTTCAAAAGTTGTTTGCATATCCCTGGGCAACATGTCGATACCAAAAGCCCACATCTCAAAGATAGCTAATAGCCGTCTTGTATTGTTTTTATGGCTAGTTGTACTAAATATTGAATTGATTCTATATTCAAAAGCCTTTACAACATCATACCTAAACTTTTCAAATAACTCAACTACGTACTTTATATCATCTTCAGCAATACCTTTACCCCTCCACTCATCTACAATAGCACCAATATAATTAACGTGCATTTGTGTCTGAGCTTCTATTATATACATTTTAAACTCATCAGATTTCATGGATTCAATATCCTCTTTAAGTATGTTATTAAAGCTTTCTGAACATAATTTAATCTTATACTTTACAAAGTCTTTACACATCTTACTTTTAGAAATGTCATATTCTCCATGAGTGTAGAACTTCATAAAAGATACCTCTTTCTCTACCCTTGCACATGTGTTGAAAATGTCATGATGTTCTAATGACTTAATAGTTAACTTATTCTTTACGCTTAAAATGGTATTTACCCATGTAGGTATATTCTTTTTAAATATCCACATAAAAGCTAAAACCAATATAACTAAAGCTGTTATTACTCCCCCCTCTAAATTCTCTGCTAACTCTTTTAAAACACTTTCCATCTTATTATTTAATTTATTTACATTAATAAGAAGAAGTCACCACCTGACGTATCGGTAGGAGGTGTATTTAATCCTAGTATTTCTGTTCTATCTAGTGTTATGTTACCAAAGGTACAAACGGATGTTAAACTTACAGATCCAGCACTCTCACCCACATCAATTGATATAGCTCCTGTAGCTACTTGTCTATTAGTGTTGTGAGTTGTAAATAACTGAGCTACTCCCGTTGGTATCTGCTGAGATAGTATTTGGTTAACAGAACAAGACGTTATCATTATTAGACTATCTTGAGATACTGTCAATGTTTTAGTGTTTGGGCTAGAACTTCCTCCACTCCTTAAAGATGCACCAATACCGCCTGAATTAGTAAAACTTCTAGCGTGCAAAGATATTGGGTTCCATTGATTACCACTAAAGTTAACTCTTAACGTATTGTTACCTGTAGGAGGGTTTAAAAGGTAATAGAAAGCCATCCTTTGACTTAATCCACCTCTGTTAATAGTGTACAATCTAGTCATTGCTACACCGTTATAAGTAGCCGTTGATGGTGTAACAGTGTTAGCCATAGTTAACTGAACTATAACCATACCATCATTACCAGTATTTTGATTATGCGTAAACTGGTAAAAGCTTGCTCCTGGAGTTGGATTTACGTTGGTTGTATTTCCTTTAGTAGGTGCAGCCATTACAATTGATTTGTATTGGTTATTTCTGTAAGTCCTGACCCTTCAATAGTATCTACTTCTGTTCTAGCTTCATTAACATAGCTAACACCACTAAAAAAAGTACTTATTGATACCTCACCTATTTCTAGTTTGGTTCTATTCTCACCTAAAAAAACACCTAAAGAAACATCATAAGCCTCGTTAATCTCGTTTATTATACTTATATCTGTAGTGTAACCAACATCAGTATAGTTTAAATTATCAGTACCCTCTAATTCTATTTTAGTAATTATTGTTATCACTTTTTTTTAATTTTTAATACTTATTATTACTACTTTTTAAACCTCTTCTTTAATAGCTATAACATCCCATTTACTACCAGCCTCATCATAAATACAACCAATGTATAAAATCTTATCAGCTGTTGTTGTTGTTGGTAATGTAACACCAATAACTCTATAAATATTATCCCATGTTAAAGCTCTATTAGTTCCGTTATCTGTTAACCTAATTATTAACTTCATTCCTACTAATGGAGTACCTGTTGGAGCTGCTATTGTTAAATCACTAGCTAAGTCTGTTATATCCTCTTGATCGTACTGGTCTACATTAGGCGTTAAAGTTGTTGCGGTTACTACGCTATTAACTGATGGCGGATTAACATCCCAAACAGTACCGAAACTAGATACAGTAACATCTCCTTTATCTCCGTCAGTAAGTTGTAACCTAGCTTCTAAAGCGTCTAATCTAACATCGTCTAAATGTAATTCATAAGATATAGCGTTACGGTCTGAAGTCCAAGACCCACCAGTATAAAGATATATTCCATTAGGGTAGTAGTTACCTCCTATTGTACCTGGTAACCACTGAGTACCTTGTGCATCATTTACATAAGCTACATCACCTGATGACATACCCGTTTTAGTTAATAAATCTGTGTAATTAACAGCTGTAAACGTAAAAGGTTGCTGACTACCACCACCACCACCACTAGATACATCTATGTAACCTTTAACAGCTGTATAAAGTTCGTTAATGTTAGCAGTTATTGGAGATGTAACTTCGCTATAAGGTATTGTTATGTAAGCTTGTCCTCTTTGACTTCCATCATCATCAGAGTTATCATAAATATTTAAGTTAGTACCTCTTTTAAGAAGTTTAACATTACTATGTTTAATATAAGTAACTGCACCAGCAAAAGTTACCTCAATACCACTAGTTAAATTAGTAATTGTAGCCATTAATCTATAAAGTTTCTAATTGATAAATAAAGAGCATCTACATTAACTGTAGAAGGGTTTGATACCTCAGCACTTGAGAACCTTAAAGCATTAGCTCCTAATCTCCTTTTAGAGTTATCATAAATACTTAAAGTAGTTGCTGATTTTATGAGCTTACAATTCTCATACTTAATGAAATAGACGCTACCACCGTTATCAGTGATTTCTATACCGTCTGTATTATTTATTATTGTAGCCATATTTTCAGATATACGACTCATAGTTGGATAAAACTAATGTACAAAAAAAAGAGGGTAATTAAACCCCCTTTCTGTAAAAAATTTTGTTTATTGGAAATTATTCCGTATAAACTTTACTATTATTCTAATTAATAACAAGGTAAACAATAACCCTATTAAACTCATTTCTTTAGCTTTAGCACCTCATTTAATACTCTAAAGTCTGATAATAACTGAGTATGTGTGTTACTTACCTTATATCTATCAATACAACCCATTATAATAGTATCAATCTGCTCTATTTGTAGTGAAATCATTTTAATACCGTTTAACCTTTGCTCTTTAGCCTCTTTCTTTAGTGGTTTAGAGCTCTTTAAAGCGATTAAATCCGCTCTTACTTGCTCTAATACGATTTCAGCCTTATTAATCAAATCGGGCAATTCTTTAGATGCTTTTGTTTTTAACTCCTCTTGCTGGTTTATTGTTTCTATTTGGCTAACTCTTTGAGATACTAAAGTAACTTTGAAATCTCTTTCGTTTTCTAGCTTGTAAACCTCGTTTAATGCATAGAAACTATCGTAATCAGTTTCATAGGGTTTTTTTGTAATCTCAGTTATCCATTTATTTAAGAACTCAATACGGCTTTTAAATACTTCTAACTCTTTCTCTAGTACTTTTTTAGTGGCTAAACTCATTTGGCTTAATGTTAATTTTGTTTTATAAAATCTATTTTTGTTGAGGTTGGTATATGTCCAATTGCTATATGGATCATTGCTATTTCATCACTTAATCCATCCATCTCCTCCTCAGTTTCAAAGTACTCAGGGTTTAATGCCATTCCTATAATCTCATCCATAACACTAATTTAATAAATTACTTGTTATGAGTGCATATAAGATTAGAATTAATTAAGATTTTATGTCCTAATTTCTCAGCATCAGTAAAAATAAATGTATCACTAAAAGCATTAGCATTTAATTCTAAGTCTACCCTAAACTCTACCTGTTCTAATACATCTCTACCAAATAAAGTACAACCTATTCCAGTTGCGGTTATTCTAGCATCAGGATCAACTAATAAATGTCTTAATGGTAAAGTACCTTGCCCCATAATATTGTAACCATGTTCTCTAGTTAGTATTTTCTCACTTCTTACAGCTCTCCTATCAGATGTTGAGGTTAAACATAGTAAATCCTCCTCCTTTCTAATCTCATAAGTGGCGGTAACTATACTAGCACCGTAAACATCAGCATAACTAACTAAGTTTTCTATGATACATTCACCAGCAAATACATCAGATTCTAACATTAACAGGTAATCGTAATCACCATTTAAAAAGTAGTTTCTAATTATGTTTTGATGTCTAGCTAACTCAGACTTAAAGTTGCCATTGATAGGCTCGTGTACTGCCTTTATACCGTTTTCCCAAAACTTTTTAACGTGTTTAGGGTCTTTACTATTATCTAATACAAAGATGTCGTATAATGGATATGTAAACGTCTTAATTTGCTCTATAAACTCATCTACGCAATAATCTTTCTTATCTGCTGTAGGCATTGCAACAAGTACTCTAGGATACATCATAATACATTACATTATCAACTTTTACTAATCTTTTTTTGTGTTCTAATACAGTTTCATACATAAATTTATACATATCAGCCCCTTCACGTTTGTTTTTTTTAAATAAATATTCATCTGTTTGTATTATTTTCCAATTGTAAACATTAAAATCTCTAGTTTCTATAAATAACTTTTTACCCCAATATGATGGACATTTATGCATATACATAAACTCGTATAATTCATACCGTATTTGCTTGTCAAACTGTCTAATAATATCTGCTTCGCTTTGTGTTTGTTTGTGTTTCATAGTTAATCGTTAAAGAATAAGTTTAATATATGTTCTGCTGACTCTACACCATTAATACTAGTTCTTAACCAATCCTCAATATTAGATAGTTGTACTTTTAAAAGTTCATTCTCTTTTAGTAAGTTTTCGTTTACCTTAGAATTATCTGTTTTAATGTACTCTACTTTATGATTATAATCCCAATCAATAACATTATTACTTATATACATAATATAAGGAAAGCCTATTTTATTAAAGTTCTCAGTTAAAGAAGGCTTGAAGTCAATAGGGTATACATCAGTAGACCATCTATAACCCTCATTACCTAAGTTTTCTAGTGTTATTTGCTCTTGCTGTTTGTTTTCAATCTTAATAGTCATGTTGTTTTTGTTTAGTGTGAAGTGCTAATATAGTAATAAATTATTATAACTCATCTATTAAAGCATCTATTAACTCCTCATCATTTTGAAACTCTAAAGTAGTACATACCTCGCTATGTTCATCAAAGTATCGCATTTCAACCCTTACTAGGTTATCAGATACACCAAGTAAATAGTATTTAACATACTGCCCTAATATATCATATCTATAAAGCTCACAGGATTCTAGTACTTGATCTATAAACATTGTTCTATCCATTATCTGCTACGTTTTGCGTTTTTATGTGCTAGCTCTTGTGATTCATACTTTAAAGTATCTTGAGCTGTTTGTATGCTTATAAACTGCATTATATCCCAAACATTAGTATAATAAACACTTTCTAATGGACTTAATCCGTCTTTCGTGTAAATACCTTTCTCAGATAGTTCATAGGCTTTAATTTGCCAATAAACATTTTTAACAATTGTTTCCGAGGCTGATCCGATTGGTTTACCGCTCTTTCCGTTAAAGATGTTAGGGTAGAACTTTGTAATTTGTTGATATGCGAGTCCAAAAAAAAATATGCTTTATATGCTTCTGATACTGGTAAGTCTAAAAACTTCTTAGATCGTGTATCTATTTTAAGCTCATTATATTCCTCATCCTGATGCTTTCTAAATAGTATGGCTGTGATTCTAGCAATGTACTCCCACTTTCTATACTGTTTCTTTTGAAATAACGTAGATAATGCCTGACTTTCTGCAAAGTGTTTAAAGGTAGCACCGCCTAAAAGTTTCTCTACTCCTCCAGCTGTTTTAGCAGATTCTATAAAAACATAGTCTATACCCTCAAAATTGATAGTATCAGACGAACCTACCTCAGCCTCTGTAGGTTCTCCTAAAAACTTACCTACTAAGTTAAACAGTTCTATTAGTGAAGTATCTTTAGAGTCCTTTATTTCTATCTCAGACTCTAAATAATCTCTAGGTATGTCTGAAAATATTAATATCCAATCAATATAGAACTCTAATAACTTAACCTCGCTTACTGGTGTATCTTCTTTGTCTGAATAAATATACTGTTCTAACCATTTAGGCATAGAGTCAATATAATCTTGAGCTATAGACATCTGTTTAATAGTGTTATCAGCCCATTCATTACGTAATTGGTACTCTTTGTTTAGGATAGTTACTATAATCATTTATAGGGTCTTAATAATAGTGTTAATAGTAAACGCTGCTTTGTTAAGTTTTGCACATGATGTAGTATTAAGGCTTTTACCTCTTTCTTCTTTTACTGAGTTCTCAATAAATACAACTGTTTCAATTAACTTATCTTTTAATGATAACTTTACAGGCTTTACCGCTTTCTTTTCTACTTTCTTTTTAACTGTTTTCTTTTCCATGTCTTAAATATAATTAATTTTTAATAAAGTGAACCTTTTGATAATGTTTTAAGCCTTTATAAGACTCGTTAACAAAACCTCTACGCCCTAACTTAAAGTTGTTCTTTATCCAGTTACTAGATGGGCTTAAAGCTGGATAGTTAAAGTAATAGAAATCATCACTAGAACACATATCAAATAATAATTGATGTGAGTCACCTTTACAAAAGATAATTAACTCAGCATCTTTATAAATCTTATTCTGTTTACAATACTGGTCTATCTTGTCAGCTCCTTTCAAATCCAGGTGAGGTTTAAAACCAAACTTCAAACTCTTATCATCTTTACCATGTGTGATTACAAAACAAATGTCTTTAACAAAGTAGTGATTAATAAATTTTCTATGATTGGTTACCGTTACGTTTTTAAATTGTAACTCCGCAATCTGTTTAAAAGCTTCATTAACAAAGTAGCCAAAAGCTCCACTATGGTTATCATTGCAGATATTATTAAAATGTATTTCTTTATAACTACCTATTAAGCCGTAAAGTATTTTAAGCTTAAATTCTAGTGCATAATCAAAAGCCTCCTCATTAGTCATGTTCTGAGGTAAAGCATGACCACCTCTAGTAGTCTGAGCGTTAAAACCGTCTAACAAATCCCCTAACTCATCTACATATAAAACGTCACTCTCTTGCTCCTCTAAAGTCTTATTTATTACTATCTGAGCTGTTTTAAATAGTTCTTTCTTATCCCACTCAGACTTATACATAGTGTTGTTATCTATGTCAGTATCCATACCTATGTGAACATCTGTTATAATAAGCTTATCAAAGTCTTTAAGATTAGTACTTTTGTATGTAACCGTATCAGATCCATAAGTATCTAAAGGGTTAATGTACTTCTCTATGATACTTTTAAAGTCAAAGCTTTCTACAGCCTCCTCTATTGTTTCTTTCTTTGGAGCGTATTGTATCCACTGTTGACCTGTAGTCTTAGATGTGCTTACCTTAATTACCTCAAAGTTATCAGGAACGTCAATTGGTTTACTTTGTAGCTTTTCTGTGCTGGAGATTGTACGACCGTTTTTGTCTAACTTCTTAATAGTTTCTACAAACTTTCTTTTGTTTGGTGTAGTCCTAAGGGTTATTACTTCTTGATGTTGTTTTTCTGTAATTTGGTATCTAGCTGTATTCCTACCGTTTTCGTTTTCTTTAACTTTTAAACCTATAAACTCAGCCTCTGATTTATTTAGTCTAACCCTAATCTTATCTCCCATCTATTAGTTTTGCCCCTAATGTAATAAATTATTTTTGATTTGCGAATTAAGACATAGCCCTAACTTTTTTACGTCTGTTTGTATTCCTATCAATAGCCATTATTAAAACGTCTACCATATCATCATGCTTAGCATTAGGAAAGCCTTTAAGCTCGTTTAAGAAGTTATCTATATATCTACCGTCTAACATACTTACCCTACCACTCTCAACAAAAGCGGAGATACTACTAGCCCTACTTATTTTATCCTGAGTTGGTGGCTTATCCTCCATTATGTTTAACCCTGTAGACCGTTTAAGCATCTGTACAATACTTTTACCACTTGCTTTAGGCTCTACATATATTCTACTCCTATTACTATAACCGTTTACTATTGTAAAGTTTTGAATCTCTTTAATTAGCTCAGGAAATTCCATACGTACGGATCTAACCTCTCTTATGTATAGTTCGTTATTATGGAAAGCAGCACATAACATTGCTGTCGCATCATTCTCTTGCTTATTAGTGTATGCAGTATCTAAATAGAAATCCCACTTTAATTGATCTAATTTAAGATTATTAGGTAATTCTTTAATAGTGTTAAACCATGCACCTTTAAAGATACCTCCTTCACTAGGACTAGGCAACTGTGAGTATTGACCACTATAACCATACGAACCTAAACCTGTTTTAAAGCCATCTAAGACGCTTTTACTTAATCTTTGTGGAAATAGTAACCCATCAACATAAAGATCTTGTAGTTCAATTGGTTTGACATTATCGGATAACTCAGCTGGTAAACAAATATGCTCCCAGTTATGCGGTTCTTTCTCTAATAACATTCCTGTCATATCATTCTCATGTAACCTTTGCATAATTACAATAAAAATACCTTTATCAGGATTGTTTAATCTACTTCTTAGAGTTTCATTAAAGAATCTATTAGCATTATCTCTTTCTACTTCTGATCGTGCTAACTGTGGGTTTTGTGGGTCATCTATTACTATTACATCTCCACCCATTCCCGTAACCGTTCCACCTGTTGAGGTAGAGTATCTTAAACCACCGTTAGTAGTTGTAAATCTACTTTTAGTATTCTCATCTTTGGATAGTTTAATATCAGGAAAATGCTCTATAAACCAATCAGACTCTATTAATCGCCTGGACTGAGTAGAAAGTACAATAGATAAACTTGCTGAATAACTTGAACTAATAAACTGTATTGAGTCTTTTAATATCCAACAGTAAACAGAAAAGAAAACATTTACTAATTCACTCTTTAGCGTTCTAGGTGGTACATTAATTAAAAGGTGTTTATCTCTTTCTCCTCCGTTTACTATTCTTTCAGCCTCTACTTGTAACCTATCACATAGTAATTTAATATGCCAATTAGGTATAAGCTCTTGCCCATTGTGAAGTGTTTTAAAAGCGTCTAAGCTAAAATCATAGAAAGACTTCTTATATAACTCACTCTGTATCTTTGTCAGGTTTAACCCCTTTAATAATTGTTCTAAGTGTTTCTGCATCTAGGTTACTATAATCAAAAGTTGTTTCTACTTTCTTCTCTTCTTTAATTTCTTTTTTATCAGCCCAATTAAAACGGTTCTTCATATTCATGTACCAACCAGTGTATGAAAACTCTCTATCATCTAAAGATTTACGACCTTTTTTAAGCCACCATGAGTGAGATAATGCTCTACCCATTTTTATGGTTTCCGAAAACTCCTTTTCTTCTAGTAACCATCTATCCCATAAATCATTAGAAAACGACTTTCTCCACTCCCAAAACATTGCTTTTATTTCAACATCACTAGCCCCCTCTTTATACTCTTTTAATACTATATCGTACCAATCTTTTGGAAAGTCTTTTTTTGACTCTTCAAATTCTGATTTTGGTCTACCTACTTTTTTAGCCATCTTATTTATGATCAGGGTTCTTTTTAAAATACTCATCTTTTACCATACTTACTTCGGTATCATTCAAAAGTAAATATCTATAACCGTCATTCTCTATCTTGTTACTAAAGGTAAAAGTATCATCTGATTTAAGAACTTTATACCATTCACTCTTATAATAAAACCTATCACCTACCTTAACTTGATTAACTTTCATAGTGATTTAAATATACTAAAAATATAACAGTATTGTAAAAGAACATTTTCTAAAAAGAAAACGACGCTCAAGCTTTCTTTACAAGGTTGTTATAGTGAATAACCTATTTTTTTAACAAACTCTTTCCATTCTTCGGTTACTTCAGTATCTCCGTGGTAACCATTCCAAAGTTTACCGTCTTTATCTTTATATAAAAAAATAGGTAACTCATCCATAACATCATCTAAAGCAACATCATTAACGGCTTCTTCAAGTTTAGTAATATACCTCAGTACACTAATTGGAGTGTGCAAATAATCTTCTTCACAGTTCTTTTTCCAATAATTAAGGTCTTTATCTTCTTCTTTAATCTTCATAATCATCTCTTTAATTCGTTAATAACATTGTTTAGTTGTAGCATTATGATGCAATTAAAAAAGCACATAACACGTAATAAAAACAATTAATTTAAAACCCATTCGAGTATTTTAATTTTAGTTTGCACTTTCTCTATGTCTTGTGTATTGTTAGACCAGCCATGCGTTTCATCTTCCTTTAACTTGTCTAATTGATAATATAAATTAACTATTTCGTCTTCTATTTGTGTTTTTGTTTTCATAATGTTTTAAATTAAAAGTTCTTATTACTATTAGTTATAAATAAAAATTATTACTTATTTCTGTAGTAACCATCTTTATCTATATAATAGTTTTTCTTTCCGAAATCCTCAATTAACAAACCTATTAGGACTACTAAACACATAATGCCCAACATCCCAAAAAATATAATTGTAGCTATTTTATCAAACTCTGTACTTTCTTCCATAATTTAAATTTATAACATTAATTTAAAAATCATTAAAACGCTTTTAACTTATATCATTATAAAAAACTTAGTATTCGGCTACACTACATCTAACACATAATATAAATTCAGCCTTACTAAATTGGCTTTTACATTGTTCTCATTTTATAACATCATCTGAAACAACATTATTTTTAACGTGTTCAATAACTGTATCAATAGCAATTCCTAAAGTAGTTGGATTAGTCATTGGTTCTATATCACAACCTCTTCTCCATTTGTTATGAGTTTGTAATATTCCTATCGCTTGTTTTATATTCATATTTACTTTACTAAGTATTGATCTGTCACACTCCTATTAAATTCTCTAACTACTTTTGTAATCTCATCTACTATTTCAATCTCTCCATTTTTAGCTAACTCATCCTCTAAAGGTACTGATATTCTTTCCAGCTCCTGTACAAACTTATTACCGTAATGCTTTAACTGTTTTGAATATAACTTAGTTTCTTTTAAGTCCTCAATATCCTCTAACAATGCAATAGAGTTAGCTAGAAATCTCAATGCTGTAAATCTGTAGTAATCTTTATGTTTCTTCATTTTGTTCTTTTGTTTTTAACCATTCATCTAAACACTCCTCACAGTGTATAGCGTTATCTTTAACCTCTTTGCCACATACTACACAATTATCATTAGGAAACAAGCTAAGATGTATTATTTGTTTAGGCATTTATATTGTTTCTAACCTCTACTTGTGCTTTACTACGGCTCTTATACCTAATACCTCTTAACTCTTCATTCTCTTCCTGTAGTTTCTGCCTTGACCTCCTTACACTTTCTGAGTTAGCGTATTTATCTTTCATTAAATCTATAGCAAAGTCTATAAAGTAAAAATCTTTATCTCTTAATTTAGGGTTTTGGAAAGCCCAAACTTTTAAAAAAAGCTTATTATCATCATCTCTAGTAGCTGGGTAATTCTCTAATATACTTTTTACTAATGGCTTAATGTTCTTAATTCTTTGTATCATCTTGTTGTGTGTTTTACAAATATAGTAATATTTATTTAAAATGGATATTCAAAAGTTTCACCGTTAGATGTTTCAAAACTATTATCATCTTGAACAGCATAACCACTTTGTCTTGATAATGCATTTAGTCTACTGGGTTCAATATCGCTTTCTAATATGTCTATAGTCGTTTGTGGTGAATCTTTAGACTCGTACATAGGTATTCTATCATAACCATCTAAAGGGTCGCTGTATCGTTGATTAGTTAAGTCGAACTTAAATTTAATTCCTTGACCTATATTTTGCGAACCATTCTCTTTAAATTTAGCTTTCAATAATTTAAAAGTTACCTCCTGAGTCCTTTTGTTTTGGTCGTCATATTCACAGTGTACCGCAAAACCGTTATGAGTTTGGTCATAAAACTCTGAATTTCCTTTAACATCGTAAAGGTTAGGAATCCTAGCGTCTTTCATTTCCCCGTCACTATCTACCATTTTACGAGGATGAGCTACTAAGAAAACAAATACCCCTCTTCTTTGTGCGAAGCTAGTTAACTTTGCAAGATCCTGGCTAGATTCATTCATTGAATTATTACCGGTCTTTTTAAGTTTATTGTAAGCATCAATAACAAAAAAGTTAGTCCCGTATCTCATTACTTGAGCTTCAAAGGTTTCAATCACTTCATCTAGTGTTACCATCTTATCCACCCAATAACCGTAAAACCTACCTTTCATAAATTTACTAGCTTGTATTAACTCTGTGTTTGTTGCGCACCCTTCTTTTGTTTTATCGTAAGGCTTTCCAACTATTTGCTCATATAGTTGCTCCTTATGGTCTTCCATAGTGTTTGATTCAGGCGTGTAATATGAAGCAATAATACTTTCGTCGCTTCTTATACAGCTTAATGTATAATCATGTAAAAGTGTAGTTTTGCCCATTGAAGGAATACCAGTAACCACAGTTAATTGACCTCTAATGACTGAAAATATATCATTCAACCTATCCCATCTTTTACCGTATGGCTTTAAAGTTTTCTTTGCTGGCTTGTTTCTTTCTGCAATTATTTGCTCATCTGTTAAATCTCCGTAATCATATACATTTTCTATTGGAAATTCAATATAATCAACGCAAGCTTCTTGGAGCTTAAAAATTCCTCCATGCATTAGTTCATCATTTGCATCTTTACCATGCTTAAAACTCACCTCAGCACACTTATAACGCCCAAACCTATGTATTAAGTTATCCCGTAAACCTTTCCCAGCTGAATCGTTATCTACTGCAAGTATAAATTTGTTAATTTTACTTAACTCCTCCTCACAATTTTCAAAGATGTCATTTAAATCACCAGCTCCATTAGGTACGCTAATACAATTAACAATTCCAGCTTCCCACATTGCGATTTTATCCATCTCACCCTCTACAATGTAACACTCTTTATAACCTACTATGTCATCTATTCCGTAAAACACTTTTTTTGAATTAGCATCTTGAACAAAGTTTTTACTTTTACCAGTTCTGTACTTCCTATTAACTCTTTTACCTTCATGAAAATAATTAAACGTAACCCACTTACCGCTTCCCTTCTTAAATACACTAGGTACTTCAAAAGTTACCTTACAATCTTTTATAGTTTGCTGACCAATTCCTCTACCTCTAAACCATTTCACCGCTTCATCTCCTAAAGCTGTGTGATTTTCCCAATCCTGTGGAGGTGTAACTATTGGTTTGTCGTAATTAGCTTTATCTCCTTTTTTATTATCATCAAAAGCAACCCAATCACACTTATGACATTTGGCTATCCCTTCAACTAAGTGAACTCCTAAAGCTTCAGGTTTTACTCTCTTACCCATTTCTTTACAGTTTGGGCATTCCGCTTTACTCCATCCGCTTTTCGGTCTTTTTACGATTATATCTTTAAATTTAGCCATCTTAATATTTATCTATTAATTTATCTTCAATTCTCTTTTTAAAAGCCTTTAATAACTTTCTCCACGTATCAACATCATCGATATAACCCTTACTAGCTTTCTTGTAGTAATTTAAACAAGCTGTCTCATTAAAGAAGTCTAAATCATATTTTCTACAACTAGAACAAAACTCGTATAAACTAGGTTTTAAAGTTTTCTCTATAAACAAACTTGCATTATCTCCACAAGTTTCAGTTTCTTGTTTTCTTTGCTCGTATACTTCAGTGATCCACTCTTGATTTGGTCTGCCTTTTATCTTGAAAAAAAGTTTATCAAAATTAGGTTTATATTCTCTGTCTTTTAAATTATTCTTTTCATTATTTTCATTCTTTTCCTTCTTATCATTATTGTTAGTGGTTACTATCTGGTTAACTGTTGGTTGCTTGTTGGTTACTATCTGGTTAGAATGCTGGTTATTCTGTTGGTTATCCTCTTGGTTAGCGCCTTGGTAGTTTTTATACTTAACTATCTGTAAAACAGTACCTTTCTTGCTTTTTTTAGTGGTTATTTCCTTGGTTAACTCTAAACGCTCTAAAGACGTTCTAACTTTCTGAATACTCAAACCAGTTTCATTACTTAACAATTCCCTTGAAGTTAAAAACGAACCAGCCTTGACTATTTGCCCTCTATAGTTGTTATCTTTATGGTTAGCTTTTAACAAACAATGTAGAAACAATCTAAAGGTATCAGGTTCATCATACCACTCCCATTCTAATAGCTGTCTGTGTAATTTAATCCAGCCTTCCATTACTTATTTTTTACAAAGTTAGTTAATTCTTCAATAAGAAATTGAGCATCTTCAACGTCTAAAGTTGTGAATCTAGTTTCAATTTCATAATCCGAATCAAAACCGATATTTAAATAAAACCTGTCATTTTTGTTTTCGTATGCTTTTAAAAATGTTTCGTTTTCTACGTTTTGAATTAGTTTTACAATCATAATTTTACTTTTTAGTTTACTTATTAATTAAATTTTTTTACCCTAAACCTAAGCTTTTTAAAACACTAACTTCTTCGGCTTTAAATGATTTGGTTTTCATTCTACTATAAAAAGTTTTCTTACTAATTTTAAGCTTTTCAATAATAAAACTTTTCTTTAATCCTCTGCTTTTTATCTGATTTTCAATATCTTTTATTTCGATCATAACGCTAATTTACACTATTTAGTTTATTTAAAAAAATTATTCTTTATTTATTCCTCTTCTATTCTAAAATAAAATATATTCTCTAGTTTTTCTTTAAGGTGGTTAAAGTCCATTAACGTAGATTCATCATTTATATCTAGGTAGCCTTTTACCTTTCTCTTATAATGTATTAAAGTAGTACGATCCTTTCCTAGTAGCTTACTAGCATCCTCCTGGATAGCTCCATAAACCTCAGTAGCAAAATAACTATACATAGCACGAGCATTTATTAAAGGTTGTTTTCTTGAATCGCTTACAACCTCTTTAACATCTACCTTGTAATAATTACAAACTATCCTAAGAAGTTTTTCTAAAGTGAAGGAGCTGGTATCTTCATAATCTCCTAACATCTCCTCAACCATTGGAAAACTTAAACCCTTTACACCCATTCTAAAGGCTATTAACAAATCTTTTTTAGTGTACATCTTCTAATTCTTTTAACTGTTCTACATTGTACCATCTTAAAGCCTTATCATAAATATCTACTATATCATTTATAAGCTGCTTTGTTTGTTTATCACCAATATCTAAAAGGTTTTGTATTTTGTTTTTATTGTGGATAACTGTAGCATGATGCTTTTTAACGCTATTAGCTATTCTAGTAAGTGGTAAGCTAGTCATTAAACAAGCTAAGTATAAATAAGCACTTCTAGCCGTAGATACATTTAACAGTCTATTCTCTTTAGATATTTCATCAATGCTAACACCAGTATAAATAGATACAGCATCACCTAACATCTTTAACTTATCCTCGTTAAATGGTATGTCCTTTTCACTTCTCAGGGTAGCTATGGACTCTCTTAAGGTAAATCCTTTTAAAGCTAGTGAGTGAATTTTATATAAATCAGTTTCGTTATATTTCATTTTAATAGGTTTACTTGTTTTTCTAATTCATTAAAAGCATCTGTTAACACTCTTTGCATACTCATAAAGGCGGTTTTAACCTCACCACTTACAGCATCTTTAATGTTTAAAGTACTTCCGTACTCACCTAAATTTTGTGCAAATATCATTAAATGAGTTTCAATATTTTCTATTTCCTGTTGCTTAGTCATAATTATTTATTTACAAGTTTACACACCTCAGTCATTACATCCATTTGGTTTAATCTAATCTGAGCCTCTTTAGTCCAATAAGCTCTACTTTCATCACTTACAGACGTATCTCTATTTTCTTTAGCTTCATGGAATAAGTCTTGATACTTTTTAGTTAAGTCTAATACTCCTATTAGTAATTTTGTTTGCTCGTTCATTTTAATTTAGTTTTAAGTGTTTCTAAAAATTGGTTTTTGTTTTTTTCGTTATAATACTCATTAAGTATAAAAGCTATACTACCAGCTAACTCATTTACCTCTAAGTTTGGATCTACTGAATCAATAGCCTCAATTAATTCCTTTGTTAGTGTTAAATTCATGTCTTTTAGTTTAGTGATACGTAAATGTAATATTAATTTTCTAATACTAAACTATCAAAACACAAAAAAGCCCTATAAAATTAATTACAAGGCTTGTTTAGAATGATTCTAAATAGTGTTATAGTGATACAATACTAAACTCTATTCTAGGTTTTAACTTATCTAAATGCTTGTAAGCGTTAATCTCTAAACATTTGTTATCGTTTTTTATAGCTTTAGCTTTCTGTAAACAATCCAGCACCACTTTTAAACTATTATCTAAATCAGGTCGCCTAGAATCGTAAAACACATCAATAATGAATTTAAAGTTACCCTCTATTATTTCGTAATCGTATTGCAGCATCTGATATAAAAAACTCTTTTCATAATCATAAAGCTTTTTTTGTTTACCTAATCCACATCTATTACCTAGTCTAATAACTTTATAGCAATTACTTTTAGATGGTGTATTACCCGTTATTATGAACTTTTGCATCTTCTTTCTCTTTTCTTAAAATAGATAAATCTTGCTGCATAGAGCTTATAATATCTCTCATTATATCAAACTGGCTCTTAACCTTTCTATAAAGTGCCTCAGCTTCTCCCTCATCAACTCTAAAATGATAGTTCTTAAGTTCTGATTTCATTTCAGCTTTACCAGCTGTTTCACCCTCTTTAATATATTCTAGCTTCTTTACTGCTAAGTTTCTCTTTCTAAAATTGTAGGCTTTATTATATTCACTTAAAGCATCACCAACTAAAGAACTAAACGTAAAAGAATAACCGCATAACTTTTGCTTTGCAGATGTCAACAACTCACCATCTTTGTGAGAATTAGAAGAGTACCAGCTAATTACTTTGCTGATACCCTCTATTAATATGTCTAACTCTTTACTATCCATAATTAAAACGGTAGATCATCACTAACATTACTAGCTACAGCATCCTCCATAAAGTTACTTTCTATACCGCCTTTTATTTTTACGGGTGAATCTGCGCTTTCCTTTTGGATAAACCAAGCATCTAAAGAGTTAAAATATCTATCCTTTCCAGTTTTTGGATCATTCCAGGCTCTACCTCTTAGATTAAACTTTACTAATAGTCTATCACCTACATTTACACCGTTTAACTTATCACAGTTATCTTGTGTTAATTGCATTGCGATATCCTGAGGATATTGGCTAGAGTCATCAGTAATAACAAACTCTCTTTTTTTAAACTTATCACTAATTACATTAGTTTCGCTTACTACTTTTACACTTCCTTTTAATTCGTACATTTTACTTAAAGTTTATATTGTCAAACTGTTGGTCAAGGTCAGTTGATACCTCATTTTGTTTTAAATAACTTATTAACTCTACAGCTCTATCCTGAGTTAGTGATGTGTCAAATATCTCTCTTTCTATGTATTCCATCTCTTCCATCTGAATAGCGAAATTATTAGTTAGTAACATTGTTTCTAGCATAATAGCGGTGTTTAAATCGCAATACTCTACATTATTGTCATAGCTCATAACTTACTTTTTATTTAGGTTATCTCTAATATCCTCTAATTCTTTTCTTTGCTGAGGTTTCATAAACTTAAATGTACTAAGAACTTTGTTTATCTGATCAAGATTACACTCTTTAGCTTTCTCAAACTTACTATCAGTCATTAACTGTTTAACTTCTGTTTTAACTGGTTTAGGAGCTACTTGTGTACCTGTTGCATCTGCATCAACATCAGTAACTAAGCGTAAAATATTTGAGATAGCATAACGTCTATAGTAAGTGCAACCACTACCAAAAGATTGATAGTCATTCATTCCCTTCATTGTTATTTTAGGTATTCTAGTATTAGATTCTAAAGTTTGTCCTGATTCACTATGGAAAACTATAGTTTTAATTGAATCACCTATATCATCTGAATTAAGTAATTGAGTTACTCCTAAACCATGTTTACTTAAAAGCGGATTGATTACGTTAAATATTGTAGGTAAATCCGCATAGGAATAACCATAGCCTTTAGTACCTTTGTGTATTGTTGGTACTTCATTTTGAAAAGCTGCTAATGCTTTGTAAAGTTCTACTTTTGCTTCCATGTTCCGTTTTTTGTTTTGATTATTAATTCTGCTGTACTGTCAAAGTCATGGATAGCTTGTAATAGTTTTGTAGCCGTCCCACATACACTACGTTTCTCTTGAAAGATTACTACGTTATTATGTTTGTTACTTAGCTTTTTAGACGTTCTAATACTTTCGGCTAACTCTTCATTACTTTTCTTAGTTTGAGCGTGTAAAAACGCTCCTAAGTCATTTGTTGGTTTACTCATTGTTTTTGTTTTAAGTTAATTCGTCTAATGCAATTTCTGAAACATCTACACCAGTAATAGACTCATATTTATTTATTAGGTCGTTAGCGTCGTTACCATCAGCATCAAAGTAAATAATACTTTCTACTACTGATTGACTAGGTGTATTGTAATCACCATCACAGTAACTTGTTTCTATGTCAGCTGTAAAAGTTGTTAAGTTAGATCCTAATGCGATTGTTACTGCTGTTTGAGTTGTCATAATGTTTAGCTTTTTGCGTTTGTGTTTTACAAATATAGTAATAAAATTCTAATATACAACTACAAAAAATTAATTTTTATTTTTAAATCATGTGGAGCTGGTTCTTTACCTCCAAAGTAAGGGTATAGCCTTTTACCAAACCAATAACCCTTATTAGCTTTTAACTTCAATCTAATGTTTTGACTTATGCAAACTTTTAATATTTGCTTTTCATGTCTATTACCTTTTATATAGAAATACTCAAAGATCAAAACCCTATCTAAGTCCTCGTTATATCTCCAGCCTAATCTATGGCTATTGTTATGGTGGTTAATATCACCAAAACCGAAAAGCTTATTTATTTGTGTTTCTAGTTGGTAACTACCATCATACCTACAGCTAGGAGTAAATACAACATCAGCAACCATACTACGCTTATATATAAACGGTCTAAATCTAAAACCTGAGTAATGACACCCCTTTTTTATTTTAAACGTCTTAAAACGGCTCATTTTCTCTTATCCTCTTTTTCGGTTAATTCTTTAAGCCATCCGTAAACTGGTACAACCATCATTAAAAGTACAGCTACTAATAAAAATAGAATTACTAATACTGTTGTAATGTCTGCAATTACTTCTAAGTCTGTAATGTAGTAAGCTAAAAAACCTAAAAAGATTATTGAAATACTACCGTAAATAATTGTTAATTTTTTCATTGTATATAATTTAATAGTTAGTAAAAAAGTGAGGGCTAAACAAGCTCCTTGAAATATTTTTCTTCTCCTTCTTTTCTTGATTTAATTGCTTGTTCTAAATCATCAAACCTACCTAGTGTTATTTGCTTTCTATTAATATGTATATAAGAAACATACTTACCACCTTTAAAACAAACACCCTTAACCCCTAATTTATTATCCTTTCTAGTGGCTTGGTTTCTACTTTGAGTTGTGTTATTAGACCATCTACAATTATCAGGGCTATAATCACCACTTGGATCTACCCTGTCTAAACTCATACCTTTTGGCTTACGCCCCATATCTTTATAAAAAGATAAAAAAGAATTGTTCCAATCTTCACAAACACCAATACCTTTAGCGCCATAATATTTATAACTACTAGAGTATTTTTTATAACATCTACACCTCATGAGTAACCATATATTATACTCAGCTGTTTTAGACATACCGTGATTTTCTTTATTCATAATATAAAAAATAAAAGAGGGGCAGGTAATAGGTGAGATAGAACACCTGCCTTTTAAACTCTTATTAATAAATTTTTTAGATAATCTCACCTATCTGAGTATACAATATACTAAATAATTTGCTCTTTACGAACTTTAAGTTTAGTTACTGTTTTTAAATTTATCATACGAAAATTGTTAGCTTTTAAATCCCAAACAGGTAGTAAACCTTTAGCGATTGGATCGTATGCCATACCGTTACCGTTAACCCCTTTTTTAACATTCAATCTAGCTACCATGTTTCTAACTGTTCCGTCTTTCTTAATGAACTCAATAGAGAAAATAGTGTTTTCTGCTGTTTGAATCTGTGCTAATACTGTAGTAAAATCTTTCATAATATTGTGTTTTAGTAATTGTGTTTTACAAATATATGTATTATTTTGTTAATACAAACTATTAAATTAATATTATTTCAAAATAAGGCATAAAAAAAGAGGAGCCCACAACAGCCCCTCATAAACACAAACAAAAAAACACACCCCTATAGAAAGGGTATAGACTCTTAATTTACCTCGTTAAATAACATTATAAATGTTTCCTCTGAGATAGCACCAGTTAATAGCAATAAACCTAATACCGCTACTATAACCGCTGTTAATTTCATTTTATTTAATTTGTTCTTTCCAATTACCTCAACACCGTCTACGATTGTTTTAGCACCTTTAGAACTCATTAACCAATTTCCTACTAATCCTATTACTTTTTTCATTTCTTTTGTATTTCGTTAATTATCTCAAGCTCTAATATATCAAAATCTCCTAATATATTTAAAAGCTCTTTATAAGTTGTTTTTGAATGACCTATAAAGTTTTCGCTTTTAGTTCTACCTAACAATATACAACCATGAGTATCTTTATCCGTATTACCTGAGTGTATTCTAATACCTGAGAAACTTATACCGTTGTCATCTCTTACCGTTAAATCAGGTTTATTATAAACTAAAGGCATTAACTCTTTGAACCTATTAGAGTAGCTTAAAGTAACTGAGTATTTACCACAAGGTATAGCCGTTTCTCCATAGACTTTAACTCCTTTTGGTCTTGCAATGTCCTCCAATGTATAGCAGAACTCAACACCATCAATAAAAAGTCTACCTATAGTACTTTTACTTGTATAAATATCTCTAATTAGAGTAAGCTTCATTTTACAAATATAATCAATTATCTGATTTACTAGCCTTTTCTACGTGGTTTTTATCAATCCTGTTAAGTATACTAGATATTATTTTCCCTGTTTTTAATAGCGTATTGTTAGCTTTGTTAATACCTAGCACTTTACTTATAGTTTCATCCTCATCTCCAAACTTATAACCGTTTTTGTTTATTAGCACATCATTTAATAAATTAGATAGTACTACATTACCTAGTTGGTCAACTGCTATTGCTATAGTTTTAAAATAAGCTCCTAACCTTTTAACACTTAATCTCAAAGTTACCAAAGAATACAGCCATCCTAAAGGTAATAGGATGACTGAAAGTAAAATTGATATTATTAATAATATAAAGCCTAACACTAAATACCTACTATTTCAAGTGAGCCCTGTGGAAAGATACCGTTATCATAAAAGAATTGAACTACTAGCCTATTTTGATCTTCTACCATTCCTAATATATAGTCCTTTTCTGACCTTACAAAAGGGTATTTAAAGCTACCATCAGCATTAAATAAAGCTATCTTATATTTCTTAGATACTTCTTTAATTATTACGCTAGGGCTAGTGTCTTTTTGTGATTCACCACCTACCCACATCATTAAATTAATTTCCCATTTTAACGATAAACCGCCGCCAATATCCGTAGGAGCTGTTAACCATATTGTTAACTCTGTACCTATTGGTAAAACTGTTTGTAATACATCTCCAAAATCGCTAAACTCTATTTTAGTCAATTGTATTTCCTCTGTTGTTACTATCTTAATCATATTAATCTAAAATTATATTTCCTGTTGAATCTGAAGCAGTTGTTTGACTGTTTCCGCTTGCGTGTGCTATTGATATACCAGTACCTCCTTGTATTTTATTACCAGCTAAATAAACAACTTTCGAAGCGCTTGTAAATCTTAAATTAGGCTTTCCTGGGTCTGCTTGTTCTGAATAACAATCGTATACCCTTACCGTTCCTGCTGACGTATCGTAAAAAGCTGCGTTCGAGATGGCTGCGTTTTTGTTTATAAAGTTACATTTTACGAACAAACCATCCACGCCCGTATTTCTTACAGCACCATAACCTCCCAAACCTGTAAACGAACTATTATAAACCCCATCTTCTAATGAACCGAATAACCCGCCGTATTTGTCAGCACCTGAAACATTTACACCTATGCAATTATATATACCTTTAGGTATTCCACTAGCTACCTCAATACCGTTATCTAATGTAGAATAACCATAACAAAAATTTATTTGTGTATTTGTTCCGCTTATTCTAATTGCTGGGTAATTAGTTGCAACATTATAAGCCTTACAGTGTACACCCTTAGAACCGTTAGTTAAAAGTATTGCATCGTAACCGCTTGAGTTAGTTTGTCTAAATTCACAAAAATTAGCGTAACCCCCTTTTAATACGTTTGTACTTGTTGATGTTGCTTTTACGTTAAAAATAACACCGTTAAAATTGTTATATGCAGAACTTTCAAAAACAGAACCTGTAATATTCGCAACCGATTGTACAGATACTTGATTTATTGTTTGGCTTGTTGTAGTGAATCTACCGTTTAAAATATTTGTACTAGACCCTGTACTGTATAAAGACATACCAGTAGTATTAATTACGTCAGTACCTGTCAATTCTAAATCTCCACCAGCAGTTAAGACTACAGCCCTGTTTGAAGTGCTTCCATAAGTACCTCCACTTCTTTTAATAGTTCCGTTTAATATTTTTACTTTATTAGTTGTATTAACATATACCCCATCCGTAGTACCTGTACTAGTACAACTATACGTATAACCGTTCATATTAATAGTTAGCTCTTTGTCAATAGTTATAATAGTGTTACTAGATTCTACTATATCCGAAAACTGCTCTATAGTATCTCCAGCACTAGCCGAAGTAATAGCACTACTAAAACTAGAATAATATGTATAAACTCCTAAAGAATCTGAAATACCTAAAATATTTACAGATGCTGCCCCTATTGGATTCCAGGTAGTACCATCATAAGAATGTAAAGTATCACTATCCTCATCATAACATAAAGTACTTTTTTGCGGTGTAATTACGTTCCAAGTAGTACCGTCATACCTAACCCAATCACCTAAAGCAACCGTACCCCATCCAGCGTTAACACTACCACCACTAGATATCACATAAATATCACCACTATTACTAGTTGGAGGTGATACACTACCATCTACAAAGTCTAAAGCAGCTGGTAAAATTAATTCGTCAGTAGATTCTAAAACCCCTAATTCATTTCTCCAAGCTACATCACCATTATTAGCACCGCTAAACCATTTAGGATTATGTATATCACCCTCTGCACTTATATTTTTATGTAAAATTGCCATTAACTATAAAATATTAATCCTTTCTTATTAACTTGTGGTACATCAGCACACTCATTAAATAAAGGAAATTTAGTACTATCATTGTCTTTTATCTCATCAACATAGCTAACCATATCTTTTCTCCAAAAGTCTGCTTTATTCATGTAGAAATCTCTACTTTGTGAATATTCAAAGCTCTTAGTTTGATCGGTGAACTCTGTATCATTACTCATAGCTCCCTGATTAGTTAGCTGAGTATGTACCTTTGAGTAGCACTCATAAACTATGTAATGAGCTAACATAGGCTTAATAAAGCTTTCTAGTAATGTAGAGTTATCAGTAGTTAAAGTATTTCCCTCAATCTGAGTTAATATTTCATTGTAAAACTTTTTACCTAATACACTTCTTACATATTTACGCTGACTTGTAATTATGTAATTATCAAAGTATGTTTGATCAAAAGCTAAATCATCAACCGCTAAATTTTTAACCTCTGTTGAGGTCATTATATTAGTATTAAATGCCATCTTTATCCTCCTCTTTACCTTCCGTAGTTTCTATATTCCCTACAGAGTTTTGATTAATAAAATTCTCACCTCTTAAATCATCCTCCAAAGGTTTTAATCCTAACATTGATCTACCCTCGTTAATAGTTGTTACAGCGTTTATATCTAAACTACCTGAGTTGCCAACTGGAGCTACATTTAAAATACTAATCTCTATATTATTCCATTTAGTATCTCTTTTAATAATTCTATTAACAGCTCTTAATAAAGGCTCTTGATAATCAGGAATTACTACAGAGTTCATAAACTTGTCGTACTCATCTTTTACTTGTTGGTTACTTCCTAACTTTCCAGCTGTTTCTAAACCAGCAATACCAGGAGTGATACGGTGAGCTACAATAATAGCTTTCTCTGATAGATTAGATAAAGTTAAAAACTCTCCCTCTCTTTCATTCTCTAGCTGTTGTATTACTGCTGCTTGCTCAGGTGAGTCTAATAACTCGATTAATATCTTGTCATTTTTACCCTCACCTACATAAGTATCTTTAATCTTATTAACGTATTCTTGTGCATTCATACCGTCAGGTACTTCACCAAACATCTGCATTAATACACTAGGAAAAAAACCGTTATCAAATTTATCAATATTGTATTTAGGTATTCTATATTCTATATCAATCCAATTTAAAGCACCTACATAATCAGGTAAACCGTAGTAATTAAACTCAGGGTACTTTCTCATTATGTGTAATAAGTATTCACTTTTTTGACTTCCATCGTAAAAAGTAAGCTTACTATTAATTGGGTATTGACTAGTCGGAGCGTTACTATTTAAAATATCTCTCCAAAAGTTAGAAATGTATGCTCTTTTCTTATCCTTAGACTTTCGTACTGTTGTAGCATCCTCACAATATAAAGCGGTGTAATCACCTACTTTTTTAACATGAGGGTAACAATTACCAGTAATTACAAAAGACTGCATAAGCTCTTTAAACACATCTCTAAGCGTATCACCTTCAGGGTTAACCTCCATGTACCACTCTTGAAAGCCATTATCTAGATCCTCAAAAGTTTTCTCCTCACCATCTACTTTAAAAAGAAACTGTTTACCTAGTGCAAAAGTTATCTTTTGATTAATTATAGAACTATGAGTACTTGAACGTCTAGCCCTTTTAGCTAAATCATTTACATATATATTATCGGAGTCTTGAAAAAATGGAATCCAATTTTGTAATATATCCTGATTTGGTTCTTTCTCCTTATCAATGATAGGAGTAGTAACTGGATCAGCTTTAGGCTTAACAGTAGAACCTTTTATCTTATTTATCTTCTTTTGGCTCATCTATTACTACGTCTAAAATGTGTGCAAAACCGTTGTTATTAAGCTTTTTTAAATCTTTCTGAGTTGTATTAAGTGTTAAATTAATTACACCAATATTTTTACCCATGATTTTTTTACCTAAAAAGC